AATAATCATGGCAACAGATTTCAGTTTTGAGGGCTTGCTTGGCGGCATCAACAATGCCTTTGGCGGTGGCAGCAGCAACTACCTAGACGAGTACCTGACGCCAGAGCAGAGGCGAATGATGCAACGCAATGCCATGCTGTCAGCGTCTGCAGCCTTGCTGAAAGCTGGCGGTGAAAGCACCCGGCGTATTGGCATTGGTGAGGCACTAGGCGAGGCGCTACAGGCAGGACAAGCCGGGTACGAGAAGGCGCAGACGGGTGCGCTAACCCAGATGTCGCTGAAGCAGAAGATGGATGAGGCGAAGAGAGCAGCAGAGTTGAGAAAAAGGATTGCGGGTGTATTCACGCCCCAAACAGCAATGCCAGGCGCAGCGCCAATGCCAATGCCAGAAGTTGACACAGGCGCGCCGCCACTACCCACTGCTGGTGCAGCAATGCCGCCATCGCAAGATATGGTAAGACCGATGAACCCCAATGCTGCTAAAGCCAACCAGTATCGCCAAGTAGCAAAAATGCTGGAGGACGATGGTCAATTAGAGAAGGCGATGCAGTACCAAAAGTTTGCGATGGACCTTGACCCACCAACCACTGCCACAGGAACTGCTTTGTCAAAGTTAATTGCAGAACGCGCTATGCTGCCTGTTGGTAGTCCATTGTTTAAAGCATACGATGCAGCAATTGAGAAGGAATCTCAATTTGCTCCAACTGCGCCAAGGGTAGGAACTCTACTATCGCAACTTCAAGCTGATTTGGCTGGAGCAACTGACCCTAGAATAAAACAACAAATTGAAGCCAGGATACAAAAAGAAATTAACAACGCACCGCCTGCACAAAACATTGTCAACATAAATGAAGGACAAAAGGGGCTTGAGAATGTAATGAAGTTAGGCGCCGCCTTTAAGGGTGAGCCTATCTACAAAGAATATCAAGGAATGCAAACAGCGTTTAATCAAGTAAATACTGCGCTAAACCAAGAGACTCCAATTGGCGACCTTGCTGGTGCAACCAAAATGATGAAAATGATGGATGAGGGTTCTACAGTAAGAGAGTCTGAACTTGCACTTGCAATGGCTGCTGCTGGACGCATGGACAGATTGAAAAATTATCTCAATCAAGCGATGACAGGTCAGAAGTTAACTCCAAGACAGCGCATTGAATTTAAGGCTTTGTCCAATGAGCTGTATGCAGCAGCAGGTCAGGCATACAACAATAAACGAAGTGAGTACCAGGCATTTGCTGAGGCATATCAACTTCCTAACATAAGCACTGCTATTGGTGCGCCAGCCAATGTGCCATCCATTGTTAGGCAACCAGGTGGGTCTGTTACGGCACCAGGTATGGGTGGTGGTAGACCAACTTTAAATAACATCTTTGGCGCACCGGGGAACTAATCATGGATGGCATTGAAGACAAAATCAAACAGGCCAAAAAAGCTGGTTACAGGGACGAGGATATCGTCCAGTTTTTGGCGCAGCTTCCAGACGTTGGGCCACAAGTCTTGGCTGCATTGGAGCAGCAATACAAGCCAGCCGAAATTCTAAAGTTCCTGGGGCAGTCTCCTGCTTACCGAGCAGGCACAGAGAAATCCACACTGCAACGCGGTGCCTTAACTGCACTGCAAGGGCCAGCCTTTAATTTTCTTGATGAGATGTATGGCGCAGTCAGCGCACCATTCACAGCGGTAACGCAAAACATTCCGCTGGGTCAGGCGTATGAGCAAGGTCGGGATGTTGTTCGAGGTCAAACAGAATCGTTTGAGCAAGAATCCCCATTCACTGCTGCTGGCCTGCAACTTACAACCAGTTTGCCTATGGGAATGATCAGCGCACCAGCCGCCATTGGCAGGGCAGTTATGCCAGCCATCACCCGTGCATTACCAACCGTAGCACCAACTGTCCAGGCCGCAGGCAGATACATGACAGCAGCGCCTGGTGCTGGTACGGCAATGGGTTTAGGTCAGCGCACAGCTCAAGCTGCTGGCTCTGGTGCTGGCTACGGGTTTATTAGCGGTCTAGGCGCATCTAATCAGAGTGACGCAATAGACATACTGAACGATGCAGCCAGAAGCTCACTTATTGGTGGCACTCTTGGCGGTGCATCCCAGCCAACCATGAGCGTGTTGGGTGCTGCTGGCAGACAAGCCACAGCAAGAATGTCCCCCACAGCCGCTGGAACCTACGCCCAGCAAAAAGTTGCCGAGGCTTTGATTCGTGATAGACCAGAGAACTTAGCCCCAAGCGCACTGAACATGGCGCAGGCCAGGCTCTTGAAACTTGGTCCAGAGGCGCGTATTGCTGACGTTGGTGGGAAGTCAACACGCAACCTTCTGGATGTCCAGGCCACATTGCCAGGCACCACGGCAGAGGCTGTGGAACGTGCCATTCGGGAGCGCCAGGTAGGACGCGCTGGAAGACTGATGGCTGGTGCTGATGAGGCACTTGGCACTCAAAACGCACAGTTTACGCAGAGCATTGACAACTTTAGCAACCAGAGATTTGCCGCATCACGCCCATACTATGCTGCAATTGATCAATCTACAGCAACCGTGAATAATTCCATCTTTGATGCCTTGAGCAAATCAAAGGGTGTGCAAGGTTCTGCTGAACTTTTGTTTACAACAAAGACGGGTCAGCTGATTGACTTGTCAAAGCTCAAGCCTGGTGACTCAGTGCCAATGAATGTCCTGGATTCGTTGAAGCAATCTCTTTATGACACATCTATGGGTCTGCGTAAAGTTGGCAGCAATGCCCAAGCTGAAGCGTATGACAAGGTTCGGATACAACTTGTCAAGCAATTGGAAGACCAAGCGCCAAAGATTGGTGGTCAATCTGCCTACACAATGGCAATGAAAACATGGGCTGGTCCATCACAGATGATGGATGCTGCTGAGATTGGTCGCAAGGTAATGAAGGGCGATATTCTTGACATACAGCAGGCCACCAAGAATTTATCTGCCTCTGAGATTGACGCATTCAGAATTGGTGTGCTGCAGGGATTGAGAGAGAAAACTGGCACTGAGGCTGGACAGACTTCACTTTTGAAGTTTTACAAAGAGCCAAGCACACAGGCCAGATTGAGGGCCGCATTCGGAGGAGACTTTAAAGCATTCTCTTCCTCTGTTTTGGCTGAAGAAGCTCTCAAACGATTTGAGTCTGCTGGTCGCGGTTCTAAAACGGCTGCAATGCTTGCTGGTGGTGCAGACCTGGATGTTGCACCACTGGCCCAGGCAGCAGGCTCAGTAGCATCTGGAAGTCCAACTGCAATATTGACTGCAGCAAGTAACCTGGCTCGACAGACGCAAACGCCAGAGGCTGTTCGCAATGAAATCGGAAAGATTTTGCTTTCGCGTGACCCTAGGCAACTACAGCAGCTTTCTGAAATCATCAGACAACTGAACGCATCACGGGCAAGGGCGGCGGGTGCTGCAGGCTTTGGTGCTGGTCAGGTAGGCGGCATGGCCCCTAGTTATTTTGCACCATAATATTCTCAACATCTTCACAGGAGCATCACAATGAGCAAGCTATTTCGGGACGATAACGGGCAACTGACCACCTTTGGCGCACTTGGCACCACACAGGTAATGACGGTATCTGGCAGTAGCGTACAGTCAACGGCAGTAGCAACAGGCGTCACCATGCTGCGCCTAGCGAATGGCTCTGCAGCGCACTGCCACTTCGCCATTGGAGCCAGCCCTACCGCCAGCCTGACCACCTCACCGATGCTTCCAGCGAATGCCGTGGAGTATGTGGCCTGCGCCTCTGGTGACAAGGTGGCTGTGATACGTGGCGCTACTGCCACCGATGTGTCCATCACGCAGATCAGCTAGGAGCGCATCATGGGGCTGTTGGATGATGAGGAACTGTTTGCAAAATTACAGGCAACGCCAAGAAATCAAATTCTTGGTTTGCTTTCTGATTTCATTGCAAAAAGTTATTCTCCAGAGCGCACCCAACAGATGCAGGGTGTTTCAAAGTTTATGGGTGCGCCAGCAATCAGCGAAACCTTAGATCGCTTGTCTTATGGCGAGCCACTGACAACTGGCGCTGGCGGACTTGGCGGCACAACACGCATCAGGCCAGAGGCACTTGAGGCAGCAATGGCTGTAGCACCAATGGCAGCACCAGCAGCCCGAGCAGCAGGCGCAGGCGCTATGGCAGCAGGACGAGCTGGTGAACGCTTTGCGGAACGTGCTGTGCCAAGGGTCATGGAGCGAGGTGGTATGGGCGCTGAGATGCTGCAAGGCATGGCGCAAGGCAGCAGATCAAATGTTTATCTGCCCAACACTCCAAAGAATCCCAACCCTTTAGTTGGCACCCGATATCAGACTGAACAACTTCCGGGTATTGCACCGAGACAGCCAGTTAGCTCTGACGAGATGCTGGGTGGCAGTCTAATGACATACCCAACAGATATGTTGAGCAAAAATGTGCTTGTCACCAATGTCAGCGAAGTCCCGCTTGGAGCAAATGCTTTCACCACCCCAGGTGGTCTGATGTACATGAGAGATTTGCAAAACATTCAAAACAGAGTGGGCTACGCATCAAATAAAGGTGCGGCTCAAAGCCAAAATAATCGTGCATTGCAAGCCATTGAGGAAAACCTTAGCAGAGGTGGAACTGGGCGTGTGTTTATGGCTCCGCACACGATGGCAAGAGGTGGTGAGAATTTTTCTACAGGGCCAACTGAAGGCTTGTTGGCAATGATTGATGCCACTAATCCAAGCCCTAAAATTTTAGAAGAAATATCAGATCAGATGCGACAGAAAACTGTCAAAGGAGTCAAAGGCAAGTATAAGGATTTTGTAGGTCTAAATGACCCAGCAGCCAGATTGCAACTTTTAACTGGAGAAGGATTGTCTGCTGGAAGTCCTGGAGATTTACGCAAAATCTTTGTGGAAAAGATGAGTAACGTAGGCGCAGAAAAAGGTTTGGGTTTTAATTATTTGGACTTCCAAAATGCAATGCTTGACCCCAATGTAATGAACAAGCCCAGCTTTTTGATGGGTGATTCAATTTACGAGGCGTTTCCCAATCTTGGAATCAGGCCAGGCTCACATGGTGCTTATGGCTACGATATGCGTGGTTTGTTTTTAGGTAACACTCGCGGCGCACCTGTCAGCGAAGTCATGCAGCCTGTCTACAACAGCATCATGCAAAAACAAATGAATAAGCCAGGGTCCAACTACCAAAAGGCATCGATGGAGGACTTGTTTAATCAAATCCAACTGCCTGGAGATGTACCCGCGGGAAGTACATACGCTGACCCTAATCAATTGACCAGAGGTCGGTTATCCACTGGCATGGAGGACATCTCTCTATTCATGGATGAGGCTGAGATTAAACGACTCAAGCGCCTTCTTGGTCTGAAGTAATCATAATGATGAAATGCTGAAGAGCGCGGATGGCCTCTTCAGCTATTGCCTGTTGTTCTGAACCATCCATGTCATCAATTACATTGTCTGGTTGCACATCAATGTTGATGCCAAAACTGGACAAATGAACATCTAAAATTATTTTCATAGTTCCTCCATCAGGGATGCGGACAGTCATCTGGCACAAACGCCAGGCAGTGGACACCTGCGTACTTGGTGGCAGTACGGGTCCACCTGTCAATGTAAGTATCTGGCATCAAGGCCAACGAACGGCTGATGGCTGATGGCTCCGCATTCAGAGCAAACGCTAGCTCTCTGGCGGTCATGCCATCAGGTGCCAAGGCCAGAGTGTCGCGGATGCGTTTTGAGAGTACTGTGATTGTCATTTGTTGCGCTCTTTTAAAATGGACTCCGCGCTCATTGCGGCTTGAAATTTGGTTAGGCAAGACTGATTGATTGCTGGAATGTCTTCTTCCGTCAATCCCTGCCACTCACGCTGTGCTTTTGTTTGCCAGTAATGAACATCACACAACTCACCTTGGTCAATGGCATCTTTGTACAAATTGAATTGGTAGCTGCCGCAGTTCCAAGCGCCACATTTATATACACATCTCTTTTCAGACATTGTTTTTCTCCTTTAGTCTGGCTTCAATAATTTTTGTCAGGCAAACCACTTTCCACAACAAATCTCCAAAATCGACATCCATATCAGCAACTATGTCACTCATCTCCTCTTCCGTCAGCCCTACCCACGGGCGCTGTGGTGGGGCGGTGTAGAGCATTGAGAGGTCTGCTGGCTTGGCAAACCACAGGACTTGACCACGCCCGTATAAACACTCCTGCAATTGACCTGCAGGCTTGACCGGCTCGGCTTGCTGCTCCAGCGCGGCTTTAATCGCATGGCGTACGTATTTGCGCTCATGCTTGTCTGTTTCGATGTACTCAAGACACATCTTCAGTGCTTCGTCTTTAGTCATTGGTCTTCTCCTTAACCCACATGCAACCAAGACAAATCCGCATCATCCACCGAACAAAAGCATTGGGTTCTTTGCCTCGCACCGGGCGATAGACCAAGCCGTGGCCGTCAAGGCCACAGCCAAACAGGTAGCACTTCCACTTCGAATACTCTGGCATTTTTATCGACTTGTATTCAGTCATTGGTCTCCTCCTTTTGCTGGTTTAACATTTCAACGTAGTCCAGCAAACGGCCAATCACATTTTGGTCTAGCGCCACTACTCTGTTTTCGTGGTGATTGACCGCAAGCCAGATTTGAAAGCCGTCGTGGCTGGCGTAGACCCCATCGCCCAGATATGTGTCATCCATGATTTTTATCCTGTAAAACTTTGGCGGCGTAAACCATTCCTGCACAAAAATATTGGTGGTCAAACATTGGGTTTTCCCCGCTTGGCATATCCTGTTTGGTCAGCCCTACCCACGGGCGCTGTACTGCGGGTGGGGTGGGTTGTTGAACATCGTCAATCTCTCCGCAGTGGTAGCACTGCCATGTCCAACAACCTTTTTTATCGTGACAAAAGCGACACGTTACAGGCTCCTGCACTGGCAGGGGTGCGGTTTCTGCCTCTTGCAGAATTTGCTTGTACCCGATCACCTCTCCTTCAAGTTCATGGATGCGGTGCTTTAAAGCGCGTATGTCGCCTGCCGGTATGTGTGAAGCCCTCCAACTTTTGACTTCTGCTAAAGCCTCTTCGAAGTTATATGGTAATCGTGAAAATGTCATGGTTGCTCCTTGATGTTGTAAGCGGCTCATGCTTGTGTCATAGTATTCCCCACAAAAAGCCAGCTACGCCAGCCAAAAATGTAATCGTCATCAACACCAAAAAGATAATGGTCATCCAGTGCATGACCTCATCAATGAGCGTGTAATCGTCGTCATCGTTCATAACGTCACCTTTCTTGTCTTGAGTCCCCTGTGCGTGTAGCACTGCACTGAGCCATCGTCCAACATCTTCCAGCCTGCGTTTTCTCCGCACAGCTTCTGAATCTTTTCCTCCACGGTGTCCACCTGCGCCTCATGCTCAGATGGACCGTCCAGCAGGTAAGCTGCCGACATGACCAGGGCGATGAGTGCTGCAGCAACCCAGTTCATGCTTCCACCTCGAAGTCTTCAAAGGCTTTCATGGCCTCGATCTCAATGTCCTCGACCAAGCCAGCATCCAGTACCTCGCTGATGTCAATGCCGCCAACCAAAGCAAACTGCAACTCGCAGGTGGCAGGGTCACCTGGGCAGTCTTCAGTCTCGCGCTCCTCTTTCTCGATGAGCGTGTAGCAGGTCATTACCAACCCACGCGATGTCTCAAACTGAGACTCAAACAGACCCTTCAGGTCTTCCTTGGTTGGCTTGTAGCCAGATGTCCAGATTGTCATGGTGATGTCCTTTCTGGGGCCGTAGCCCCGTGGGTTGATTACTTACGCTCAACAGTGCCGACCAGTTCGCCTTCAGTGATGGCAAACAGAATTGCTTTGGCAATGTTGAGGGTTTGACGGGCACGCTCCACATCGTTGTAGAGCATCAGTTCTTGGGCATCTGACATCAGGCCAGCAACAACCATGTTGCCGCCAGAGAATTTGTAAGTGATGGATTGCTTGACCTGTTGGATGTATTCCGCAATGTCGGCTACGCCGTACATGGTCAGGTTGCGATTTGGTGTTGCAGTTGTCATGATGTTTTCCTGGTTAAGACCCTATGCACAGTGCGAGGGCTTAGGTAGGATTCTAGCGAGTTGCTAGTACAGGTCAAGGCTTTCAGCAAAAATATTTCAACTGAAAACCCTTAAGGGTAAACACCTAGCCAAATTCCTTGACTTGACGCTATAGCAGTCTGCTAGACTTCTCGGCATGGAACAAAAACTCACAGCGCAGCAGCGCCAAGAACTCGCAGAACGGGTTGGACTCAACGAACAATGGCTGTATCAGTGCCTCAGTGGTAGGC